CTAGGGTGCAATAATGACCAGACGGTATTTGTGCCAAAGGTCTATGGTATCTGCTCTAAGGACAGTAATTCTATGAAGTCGGATAATCCAAGTAGTGGATTTTATGAGGCAGATTCCTCAAGAACTCTTGACGGCAATGGTGGTAATCCTGCCTGCAATCAAGGTGGCATGGCTGTTGTGGAAAATGTAAAAGCCTTTCACGTAAATCAAAGAGATGAGGTAATAGACCTTAAAGAAAAATCCGGTGCTTTAATGGCACGGCAAAGCAATCAGATGCAGACTTTTGTTTTGCAAGGCTCTATGATTGGCAGGAAGGATGAAAACGGACCTCAAGGTGATGGAGTGAATGAAGATGTGAGTTTTACTTTAAACACAGTAGATAAACACGCAGTGGCATACGGCATTGACCGTGCAGCCTTCAATCAAGGCGAGAATGCCAAGTTTGGATTTACAGTGGAAAAAGAAATAGAACCTACTATTGTTGCTAAAGGACCTGGGGCAGTTGCTGCTCCAACCTATACAAGCAGTAAAGCTTCTTTCTTTACGTCTGCTGAAAAAGAGGTTGCAAATACCTTAGTTGCCACGGATTATAAAGACCCGCCTTTGATTAATGATGAAGAAGGCAATGCCTACATAGTAAGAAGATTAACACCTACAGAATGTGCAAGGCTGCAGGGATTTCCAGACTGGTGGTGCAGCGACCTTGGTAATAATGAACCAAGTGATGCTGATATTCTCTTTTGGACTGAGGTGTTTGAAACACACCGAAGAATAATAGGAACAGCTAAAAAGCCTAAGAGCAGGAATCAGATTATTAAATGGCTTAAAAATCCACATTCGGATTCAGCAGAATATAAGATGTGGGGTAATGGCGTGGCACTACCATGCGTATGTTTTGTTTTGGCTGGTATCGTTTGGGCGCAGCAAGACTAAAAGTATACTAGATACTAGGCTTAAATGACTTGATAATAAGTACATTTAGAGCGAATATGTACCTACCAAAACAAAAGGAGGCAATTAGCATGAATGTACATTTCGAAGTCGAAAACAGAAAAGAATTAGTAAAAGCCTTGGAGGAGCTTACCTTAGAGAAAGCAAAATACCTTGGTGTTCCAAGCTGTGCTTACCAAATTGGCAGTTTAACCTTAAGCAAGAACAGCAGCCTAAGCTGGGGAGAAGAAGTAAACGAAACAGCGATGGAAAGACTGCTTGTAGCCCTTGAAGAAAAAGGGTTTGTTACCAAAGAAGGAATTTTAGCAGAAAAGATGTTGAAAAATATGGCGGCGGCTGAAAAGGCTGATGAACCTGCGAATGCAGAAACCGAGCCTGAAATGCTTGATGTAAACATTTCACTGCCAAAAGATATTTTTACACCCGAAACTTGGGAAAACCTCAATAACCTTTTAGCAGCTAAGGGAAAACTTATTCAAAAGGCATTAGACCTCGAAGAATTGCCTGAGGTGATTGAAGAAGAAGATAGGATAACCTTCCCCTGGTTTAAAATTAAACCGTCAGATAACAGCTTGCTTGAAGCCTACAGTAAATTTGTATGTGCCTTGGCAAAGCTTGCCAGAGAGCAAAAACGGGTAAATCCTAAAGAAAAAGAAGTGGAAAATGAAAAATATGCTTTTAGATGTTTCCTCTTACGATTAGGGTTTATCGGCAAAGAATACAAAGAGGTCAGAAAGACCTTGCTTAAGAATTTTACAGGCTCATCAGCTTTCAAAGGGGGTGTCGACCATGCGGTTTCCAAATAGAGAAACAGTTGAAAGAGTACGCAATGAATATCCAAAAGGAACTAGGGTTGAACTAGTGAAGATGGATGACTGCCAAGCACCCCCAATTGGAACAAAAGGCACGGTCTTAGGAGTTGATGATATCGCCAGCATTATGGTAGCTTGGGATAACGGTTCGGGACTTAATGTAGCCTATGGTGAAGACATTTGCCGTAAGATTGGAGGCGGTAAATGATGTGTGAAATTGTAAAAAAGCAAATTCTAGCTATTCGCGACACCGGTCGCACCAATATGTTTGATGTAAATATGGTGCAGTACCTTGCCAACGAATATGGCTACTACGAATTGGTAATGTATTTAGAAGAGCGTCGTAAAGAATATGTTAGATTCCTCCTTACGGGAGAGCAGTAAAGTATACAGTTTTAATTACATAAATAGCTTGCTATTATGTGCGTTTAGAGCGAATATACACATACCGAAAGGTAAACTAAACGAAAGCGGAGGATGAAGATGATGTGGAAAACAGGAGCAATGCTGATTAAAGGTAAAGTTTACAAATACCAAGTAAAAGTTTATGAGGTAGGCAGTGAGTTTGGTATTGATGGCGGTAAGATTTCTAAAGCTTGGATAAGCCTAGATGGCAAAGCGGTGGTAAATTACGATAGAGGCTGGGACATAGAGCCAGTGGATGAAGGCGCTGAAATTGCCCTGGCAATACTGATTAAAGAACACAACTAAATAAAATTTTAAAAGAACGGTCCCGTAAGGGGATGTTACTCGTACAGTCGCTATAAGGCGGCTATTTTTATTTGTAAAGGTGGTGATGATATTTGAAAAAACTAAAACGGTATAAGGCAACCAAATTTAAGGCAAAAGGCTCTGTGTATGATAAAGACGCTGCTGATTATGCCGTAGGCTTTATCGAATGTCTTTGCCATACCAAGGGAACCTGGGCAGGAAAGCCATTTGAACTGATTGATTGGCAGGAGCAGATTATACGGGATGTATTTGGAACGATAAAACTTAACGGCTATAGGCAGTTCAATACCGCTTATATTGAAATACCAAAGAAACAAGGCAAGTCGGAATTGGCGGCTGCCGTAGCACTTCTGCTTTGCTGTGGTGATAGGGAGGAACGTGCCGAGGTTTACGGCTGTGCTGCTGACAGGCAGCAAGCGACTATCGTGTTTGATGTTGCGGCAGATATGGTGCGAATGTGTCCGGCTCTTAATAAAAGGGTGAAAATATTAGTCTCGCAAAAAAGAATAATCTATCTGCCTACGAACAGCTTTTATCAAGTTCTGTCGGCTGAGGCTTATTCCAAGCATGGATTTAACATTCATGGGGTTGTCTTTGATGAACTGCACACCCAGCCGAATCGCAAACTCTTTGATGTTATGACCAAAGGCTCAGGCGATGCTCGTATGCAGCCTTTATATTTCTTAATTACTACAGCAGGTACTGATACCAATAGCATCTGCTATGAAACCCACCAAAAGGCTAAGGATATATTGGAAGGGCGAAAGCATGACAGTACATTTTATCCAGTAATCTATGGGGCAGAGGAGTCCGATGATTGGACTGATCCAAAGGTTTGGAAAAAGGCTAATCCTTCTCTAGATATTACCGTTGGGATAGATAAGGTAAAAGCAGCCTGCGAATCGGCTAAACAAAATCCTGCGGAAGAGAACTCTTTCAGGCAGCTTAGGCTTAATCAATGGGTAAAACAAGCTATCCGCTGGATGCCTATGGATAAATGGGATGCTTGTAGTTTTAAGGTAGATGGAAAAAGCCTTATTGGCAGAGTATGCTATGGTGGTCTTGACCTTTCAAGTACTACAGATATTACAGCTTTTGTACTGGTATTTCCGCCTTTGGATGAAGATGATAAATTTGTAGTTCTGCCATATTTTTGGCTACCGGAAGAAACGCTGGATTTAAGGGTTAAGCGTGACCATGTGAACTATGATGTGTGGGCAAGGCAGGGACTTATTCAGACCACCGAAGGTAACGTAGTGCATTACGGCTACATTGAGAAGTTTATAGAAGAGTTAGGCGAAAAGTATAATATCCGGGAAATCGCCTTTGACCGCTGGGGAGCGGTGCAGATGGTGCAAAATCTTGAGGGCATGGGGTTTACGGTAGTGCCTTTTGGACAAGGTTTTAAGGATATGTCACCACCTACTAAGGAACTGATGAAACTAACACTAGAGCAGAAAATTGCTCATAGCGGGCATCCGGTGCTTAGATGGAATATGGATAACATTTTTATCCGAACGGACCCTGCCGGGAACATTAAAGCAGATAAAGAAAAATCCACAG